CGGCAGCCTCGGGGCTCGCCCGGCTTTTGTTTCCTGAAATCTGATGACCTGAACTCTGATGGCTGGCCGATAGGCCGGCTTGACCCCAAGACCCCATGAGCAGAAACACACTGGTTCCAGAGCAAGCGCCGAAGGTGACGGATCTGTTGATTCGTCAGAAGTGCGAGGCGATGATCGAATACGGCTACGTGGCGCTTCGCCAGTTCCCGGCATTCGAACGCCACGTGCTGGCCGCCGAGATGCGCACCGCTATGTGGGCCCTGCTGCGGTTGATTGTGGTGTGCAACAAGCGCCACCACAAGAAGACCACCATGCAGGAGCTCGACGCTGAGCTGGACCTGTTGCGCTGCCAGGTGCGCATGGCCAAGGGTTTGGGTTATCTCGATTTCAAGAAGTACGAACACTGGTCGAAGTTGAACGACGAAATCGGCCGCATGCTGGGTGGCTGGCTGCGCTCGATTGCGTCAAGCACTTTGACTGTGGGGGAAGTGTGTTGAAACGGCTCCCGATCCGGTCGGGCAATTGGAACAACGGCGCGACCGCTGGCCTGTTTGCCCTGAACCTGAACAACGATCGCTCGAACGCGAACAACAACATCGGGGCTCGCCCGGCTCTTGTGGATCGTCAGAAACGGCAAGCCTACTGGGCATGCCGGCAGAACACCACACAAAAGGACACACTTTCCTCGGCCAGGGCGAAAACCCGAAGCCGAAACATTCAACAGGTGGACCGTTCCAGTAGTGCTTGCGCGCGACCGTTCGGCGCCACCGCCCCTCGGGGTTTATCGGACCCCTCAATGGCAAAGACCTACAACAACCTGTTTGCGCAAATCTACAGTTTTGAAGCCCTGCACGCCGCCTACCTGCGCGCCCGCTCCGGCAAGCGTGGCCAGGTTGAGGTGCAGCAGTTTGAACTCAACCTCGAAGGCAATCTGATCCAGCTGCAAAACGAGTTGATCTGGGGTGAGTACGAGATCGGCACCTACCGCCCGTTCAAGATTTACGAGCCAAAGGAGCGCAACGTCGCCGCGCTGCCGTTTCGGGACCGCATCGTGCAGCACGCCCTGGTGGCCGTGATCGAGCCGCTGTGGGAGCGCCGCTTCATTGCCGACAGCTACGCCTGCAGGCCAAGGCGCGGCACGCACCTGGGCGCGGATCGGGCGCAGGCGATGCTGCGCAAGGTCAAGCGCGAGCATGGCAAGGTGGCCGTCTTCAAGGCCGACATCGCCAAGTATTTTCAGAGCATCGATCACGCCGTGTTGATGGGGCTATTGAGCAAGCGCATCGCCTGTAAGCCAACCCTGGCACTGCTGGGCCACATCATCGACTCGGCCAACAAGATCAACGGCTCGCCGGGTGTCGGCCTGCCGATCGGCAACCTTACCAGCCAGCTCTGCGCCAACATCTATCTGCACGAGCTCGATGAGTTTGTCAAACACGGCCTGCGCGAAAAGCACTACGCCCGCTACATGGACGACTTCATCGTCGTGCACCACGACAAAGCGCACCTGCAGCGCGTGCGCGTCAAGGTCGAGGCCTTCCTGCTGAACTACCTGCGCCTGCGTACCAACCAGAAAACGCAGGTGTTCCCGCTTTCGCTGTTGCGCGGTCGCGCGCTGGACTTTCTGGGGTATCGGATCTGGTGCACGCACCGGCGCCTGCGCAAGAGCTCGATCAAGCGCATCTACCGCACCCTGCGCGTGCTGAGCGAACAGTACGCCAACGACCGCATCAGCCTGGCGCGTGTGCGTCAGTCCGTCACCAGCTGGGTGGCACACACCCTGCACGCCGACGCCAAGGCCCTGCGTGAGAGCGTGCTCAAGAAGTTTGTTTTTATCAGGAGCAGCAAATGACCCCGCACATAACCATTTACACCGACCGCTTCATCCCGGCTCGGTTTGCCGCCATCACAGCGGGCCCGCTGATCCTGGTGCGCCCGGCCTATCGTGGCGACGCCGGGCTGCTCGAGCACGAGATGCTGCACGCAAAGCAATGGCTGCTGACGACACTGGCGATCTTGGCCATTGGCGGCGGCCTGTATTACCTCCAGAGGCCTGAGTGGGTCTATGTTTCCGCCGTCTCGCATGGGGTATTTGGCGTCATCTACAAACTGTTTCCGGCTGCACGTCTGCGCATTGAGGCCGCAGCCTATCGGCTGCAGCTCACGTATTACCCAGACGACCGCAGCGCCTTGTTTGCCGGCTTTCTGGCGACCAAGTACGGCCTGGGCATCACGCAGGACCAGGCGCTCGAAGCGCTGCGCAAATAAATAGGAGCCACCCATGTCTGAGATGGATGTTTACCCCTCGCTCACACAGATTGCCGATGAGATGCCGAAGCGCCGAGTGTCGGACATCAATGTCCATCATGAGGACGGCGGATGCATCGGACTTGACATTGCGAATCTGCGGTTCCAAAAGGGCGATGAGCGGATGACGCGCATCGAAAGCAAGCTCGACATCAATAGCGCCGACACGGCAGAGGTGCTGGAGATTCTCAGGTTGGGAAAGAGCTTTTTCAAGGTAATTGGTCTGTTCGGCTCCTTTGTGAAGTGGGCAACAGCCATTGGTGCTCCAGTGATGGTCTTTTACTACACGCTCAAAGGTGGGGGTAAACAGTAATGGCCGAAGAAACCAACAAGCGCGCCGTCGCCCTGGTGCTGGCTGCTGCCATTGCCGGGCCCTGCGAAGGCCTGCGCCAGTACGCCTACCGCGACGTGACCGGCCTGCCGACCATCTGCATGGGATCGACCAAGGGCGTCAAGATGACCGATTTTCGGACGGTGCCCGAATGCAAAGCAATGCTGACAAAGGAGATGAGCGATGTCGTACAAACTGTGGACACCTGCCGGCCGGGCTTACCGGCCCCTGTACTCGCCGCCTTTGCGGACGCCGCGTACAACGTCGGGGCAAGCATTGCCTGCAACAGCGCCAAGTCAACTGCTGCCAGAAAACTGGCGGCCGGAGACCATCGCGGCGCATGCACTGAGCTGCTTAAATGGGACAAGGCCCGGGTCGCCGGAGTAGCCGTGACGCTGCCAGGCCTGACCAAGCGCCGCGTGCTGGAGCGCGACCTGTGCCTATCGGGGGTCGCATGAGCCTGCTCGCGCAACTCGCGCTGGCCCTGGCCATCTTCGTGGCCGGAGCCGCTGGCGGCATCAAGTGGCACGCCGGCCAGGATGCCGTTGCGGCGCAGGCTGCTGCCGAGCTGCGCCGGTCTGACGAACTGCAACAACGCAAGTTCGCCGACCAGGCAGCCGGAAGCCATGCCCAGGCGCTGGCCAAGATCAACAACCAACTGGGGACTGCTCGTGAAAAAATTGCTTCTTTGTCCGGCCGTGAGTGTTTTGGCGCTGACACTGCCGGCGTGCTCAACAATGTCGGTGCAGACGCAGGACCAACCGCTGCCGGCCAACCTGCGAGTCAGGCCGCAGCCGTTGCCGCCGGTACCGGCCTCCGGTATACGAGCGACCGCGATGCTGCTGGATACATCGCCCTCTGCCGCGCCAGGTACAGTGAAGTCGCCAGCCAACTGAATCAGATTTTGGACATTGAGGATCAGAGGCATCCGCATTGATGGATGAGCATTGCGGACATGCCCGGCTCGATTCAATTGGCTCGGCGGTGATGTGGTAGTCGTGTTCGGTTGCCTCCACCTTGATGACGGTGTAGGCCGGCAATTGGAGAATGGTCAAAACGTCCCGTCCATCCATAGCTTAATGGCCTGCTCGGTCAGCTTGCCCAGATCCCAACGGTCCAGATCAAGCTGGGCCGTGTTGTCCATGGTTATGCGGTCCTTGGTCGGGTCGGTGGCCGACGGGCTCACACGGGCCGTAACGCCGCTTTGGTGGACGGCTGTGCGGCTGATGGGCTCAGGCACCCACTGGGAGCGCCATGAGCGGTTGCGGTGGTTTTTAGACATTGATTTCGAAATGGGCGCCGCCCAGATTGCCAGTCCAGCCAGCGAAAGCTGCGGCACAGCCAGCGCGCTCTGCATCTTCCCAAGCTTCAACGGCTGCGCGCTCTTGCTCAGTGGCAGCGGCAGGCAGTGGCAGCTCGCCATGGGCTTGGAACGCGGCTTCGTAGGCGGCATAAGCCGTTACCACGTTGGTTTTGCCGCCGAGCTGGGCTTCAATGGCTGCGCAAAACAGTTGCTCGGCTTCGCGGCGGTCAGCGTCGGAAACACCACGGCAGTCGAACAAAGAAGATGTGTAGGTGGATGTGATCATTTGAAACTCCGGTTAAGGGCCCCTGTGCTCCGAGGTGCGAGTTGGTCGAAAGACCGTCAATCACTGATTACGATTTAATTATCGTTGTTCATTTCGGCTTTGCCAACAACAAATTACGAATTCAACATAAATACTCAAGACCAAGGGAAAACCCGGAATCAACTACGGATTACGGATGCCCGAACAAATGACGACGCGCCAGATCGGCGCACGTTGGGCTATTGAGGTCTGTCCGGTGCGGTAGTAGCCAGGAGGTCTGGAAACCGCTCCAAACTCGTTCTACACATTACCATTAAACGAGTCGCAAATGAGTCGTTGACTCACAACCCCCACCGAATCCTCCCATTGAACTACGGCGGCCTATAGCTACGAAACCGGCCCTTTTCACTCTGTCTAGCTACTGTCTTATACTTCCTTCAACCTTCAAGTGAGTCGCTCCAGTGATACGCGACTCACTTCATAATCGAAGGCAGGTAAAACGAGGTAGCAAATGGCATCCATCAGTAACATCAATGGCAAGTGGCGGGCCTTGATCCGTCGCAAGGGTTTCAAGTCTAGCAGCAAGTGGTTCGACACCAAGGCCAAGGCGGTGAAGTGGGCCAAGGATTTAGAGGAGCGCATGGATGGCAACGGCGAGCCGCTGGTGCAAGACTTGCCAACCGTTGCCGCGCTGATCAAAAAGTACATCCTGCTGCGCGCCAGCACCAGGCCGATCAGCGACTCATCCACAGAGCACTACACCCTCAAGCAACTGAGTCGCAGCCTGGGAGACAAGGTGGCGGCCAAACTGACTGTTGACGACCTGCTCGGCTGGGCTCAGCAGCGCCGCGACGAAGGCGCCGGTCCCTACACCGTCAACTGCGATCTGTCAAAGATGGGCACAGTGTTTCGCTACGCCAGCGACGGCTTGCCCGATGTGATCGGCGCAGCGCGGCCAAAGCTGTCTTACCTTGGCCTGATCGGTGGCGGTGGTCTGCGTGATCGCCGCCCGACCGAAGACGAATACACCCGGCTGCTGACCCGCTTTCACGACAAGCACGGCCAGAAGTATGCCCACGCCCTGGAGTTTGCCGCCATCACCGCCATGCGCCGGGGTGAGATTTGCGTGATCAAGTTTGAGGACGTTGACGCAAGCAAGCACTTGATCAAGGTCTGGAGAAAGCACCCGCGCAAGGGCAAGACGCTGGAGCATGTGCCGCTGCTGGGCAGGGCATGGGACATTGTGCAGGAGCGGCCAAAGGATGCCGACGGCCTGATCTTCCCGATCCACCCGCAAACGCTGTCCAAATACTTTCTGGAAGCGTGCCGGGCGCTGTCAATCCCGGATCTGCATTTTCATGATTTCAGGCACGAGGGCGCCAGCGCCTTGTTTGAGGCCGGCTGGCGCATCGAGCAAGTGGCGCTGGTCACCGGGCACAAGTCGTGGGCCAACCTCAAGCGCTACACCAACCTCAAGCCTGAGTCGTTGGTCGAAATGAATCCAGATACGCAGCCACATCACGGTAGTCAGAATATCGTTTCCCTCCGTCCACGTAAGTCGGCACCTTGAACTCGCCCTTGGCAATCTTGTTGTAAATCGTCTGCGGCGCCAGGCTGAGCGCCTTGCCAAGCTGCTCAACAGTCAGGCGCAGGCCGTATTTCTCGGCGACGATTGCTTCGTGTAGAAGACTCATTGCAAAACCCCTTCAATTTCCTCAAGCAAGGCATCTGATGTTTCAGGATCGGCTTGCAGACCTTCCAGCACGCCTTCGAGCGCCTTGATGTAGTCCATGGTGCTTTGCAGCACGAATTCAAACCTTGCGTTTTTGAGCGAGTTTTGGCTGACAGGAAACTTCTGGGTCTTGAGCCATTCAAGCGCGAGAATTTTCACGTCATTAGCCATTGAAGATCCGTAAGTTTTTGGGTCTGGAATTGCGGTGATTGAAAATTTATCAAACTTCATACGCAGACTCATACTGTCAGTTGTCATTGCGCAACCTCCCCACAATCCCCTCTGCGGATCACTTCGCGCAGCGCATCGATCATCTGCAGCGGTGTCGAAAGCCGAATCAGTTGCTCATGCAGATCGATACCGGCCTCGACTTCACCAAGGCCGGGCCCATCGAAACCCCAGCGTCCAGTGCGTTGGTGGCGATCCCATGTTCGCATCAGTGCGTCACGCGCAGCAATGGCGGTCTGCTCGCACAGCGGGTCCACATCTTCGCTGCGTACCATGGCTGCATTGATGGCTGCGGCGATGTCGTGAAAATCACTCTCGACGCCCTGGCCAGATTTCAGTGCCTCAAAACTGATGCGGATCGGAAGCTCCAGGCGCAGCAGCTCGGACGCAGTGAAGGGCTCAATCTTGCTGACAGTCTTGAACATGGTCATTGGGTCAGCCTGCCAGCGGCGTTTGGCCTGCGACTGGTGGCGGTGGGTGGTGTTCACAGTAGTTCCCCTTCGGTTGATGGGTTGAGCGCGCATTCGATACGCCCTTTGAGTTGCATCAGCAGCAACCATTCATCGGATTCGGTTTCGTCGCTGATGGTGTTGATAACGCCCAGCGCTTCGGTCAGCAGTTCGCGCAAGACTTGCGCCTCGCCCATCAGGCGCTGCTCGGTTGTGGTGACCGAGACCACGCCCCGGTCGCAGTCGATATCTATGGTGGCTTGGTCGCTCATGCAGCCACCAGCACCTTCCTGGCACCGCGCTCATCGCACGCGCTGACCTTGCCCGCTTGCTCCAGTTTGTCCATCAGCTCCAGTGCCTTGGTGGGGCCGACGCTTAGCTCGGCTATGAGCAGGCGCACGTTCGCTTTCTTCGCCCGCACAATGACCTTCACGGCCGTGCGAAACAGTGGGTCTTCAACCACCGCCCCGGCTGGCTCAGCAGGCAGCGCCACTGCGCCCCAGGGCGCAGAAGCAGCCGCTTCGACGCCTTGCATCGCGGCAGCGATGCCTAGTGTTGCTTCCTCGGCCGACAGCTTCGCCGCGCGGGCGGGTTGCTTTTTGAGTACCGGCACCGCCTTGTCCTTCAATCCCCCCGCACCCTCCTCGGGCCGCGCAGCGGGAGCCGTCGCGGGGTTCGGTTTTTTTGTAACCTTCGGCCAGATTTTGGCCTTCACCTCGGCCTTGATTTCCTTGATCACATCGTCCAGCTGCTTGCCGAACACGTTGCCAGCCACCAGCATCAGGCCCTCATTGGGCACGCGGCCGCCGTAGGTGTGCGTTTCGGTGCCGGAGGCTTCCTGCATCACGATCAACAGATGCAGCATGTCGGGCTCCAGCGTTTCTTTTGCGTAGTCCATAACGGCGCTCACTGGGGACACTTTGCCCAGATCAAGCAGCTCACAGATTCGGGCGGCGTGGTCGGTGCTGAGGTTGTTGGCGGCACGCACCGCCAGGAAGCGATGCACATCTACGGTGAAGGGCTTCACATCGGCGTCATCGCGGATGGCCACCCAAGCGTCCGAAACTAGGTTGGCACGCCACTCGCGTTCAAACTGCGCCTTGGCCTTCGCTTCGGCCTTGGCCTTCTTGTCGTTGACCAGCTGCTGCATTTCCTTGGTGGCGGCTTTGTCGGCCTTGCCGTCGCTGTCGGCTTTGGCCTGTTGCTCGGCGGTCTTGAGCAGCTTGAGCACGACCTCATTGGGCAGGCATTCCACCAGTTCACCCTTGTTGCGCTGGCCCTCGATCAGCACCGGCTTGATGCCCTCGGCTTTCATCAGCGGGCCAATGAGTTTGCGCAGCGGCTGGTCGGTAGGGCTGTCGTCGGCGCTGTCCAGGCAGCGGTACCCGACAAACTTCTCGCGGTAGCTGTGGGCCCGCAGCTCCTGGGCGGCTTTGCCTGCGATAACGGTCTGCCCTTTGTCCTTCGCTTCCTTCACCTGGGCGGCAGCGTGGGCCTCTTCCTTTTTGTGAAAGCAGGGCGGGTCGGTGCAGATGTCTGCACCCTTCACATCGCTGAACAGATCGGGGTCGTGGCCAGTGCGCTTGGTGCAGGTCTTGCAGCTACCAGCAGCGGGCACCAGATCGACGCTGGTGATCTTGAACTTGGCCTCGCCCAACTTGAGCATGTAATTGCGCTGCACGTGTTCCAGCGCCTGGCGAGCGGTGAGGGGTTCGCCGTGATAGTAGGAGCCGCCCGCGACAATTTCTTTCATCGCCTTGATCTGCAGCTTGTGGTCGGGAATGCGGGCCACCACCAGGGCGCGGCTGGCATCGATGGTGCCATCCCGCAGGCTAACACGGGCCTCGCTGCACAGATCCAGCAGCTTGATGCGGCCGTACACATAGCTGCGGCTTTTGCCAATGCGCTCGCCCACCTGGTCGACGTTGATGTTGGCGTGCTTCATCAGGGTCTCGTAGCCCTCGGCTTCCTCCAGCTCGGTCAGGTCGTCGCGCTTGAGGTTTTCGCAGAGCTGGATTTCCAGTGCCTGGTCATCCGTCAGCGCGCGGACCATGGCGGGGATGGTGGACACGCCCGCCAGTTCGCTGGCACGCAGGCGGCGCTCACCACAAACCAGCTCGAACTGCACCGTGCGATCGGTGTCGGCCACGCGGCTGCCTGGTAGGGGGCGCACGGTGATCGGCGTGTCGATGCCCCGGCGCTTGATGTCTTCTGCCAGCTCGGCCAGCTTGGTGGGGTTGAAGTTCTTGCGCGGGTTGGTCAGGCTGGGCGCAATGAGCGTCAGCTCGATGTTTGCGAATTCGGTGGACATGGAGTTGTTCCGGTTAGTTGAACTGGGTGGCTTCAGCGGCAATGCGCTGGGCTGCTGCGTGAATGCGGGCGTTGAACCAGCGGCGCACGCAATAGCTGCGGACAATGCTGGCGAGGTGAAAATGCCGGTGATCTGCAGGTTTTCGCTGAAGGTCACGGCGTGGCCGTAGGCGGGCAGCACCAGCGCGGTGAGCACCAGGCTGACGACGAAGCCGATGGCCACGTTGATGACGGCTTCGATGAGGGAGGACAGGCGGGTTTGCATTACCAGGCGATCTGGCGGGCCAACATCGATTTGCCAGAGCCTTGCGGGCCACGCAGGACAAGGGCTGTGCCGTGCTGCAATGTGTATGAACTGTGGCTCATTGCAATGCTCCTTGAGGTTGCTCAATGGCAGAAACCACGTTGTCGCGCTGGCGGTGCACGCGGTCGATGTCTACGCCCGCCATGGGCAGATCGGCCAGGCCGTAGTGCCTGCGGGTGCGGCTGATGATGTCCAGGGCAGCCGATTGCGCCTGGCTGCAGGGGTTGCCCACCGCAGGGTTGAAGTCGGTGTGCACGGCGACACCGCCTGTGGGTGTGTCGGAGAGGGTGATGGTTACGCTGGGCATTGGGATGGTTCCTCTTGGAATAGATCGTTGGCTGGCTCGGGAAAGGGTTCGATGTGGGTGGCGTTGCGTGCAACCAGGCGCATGCCAACCAGCGGTGCCTGGACCTTGACGCGCATGCCTTTTTTGAGGCCGTGCGCTTCGTCGTTGGCTTGTTTGATGTGGTCGCGGGGAAAGAGTTTTTCCACGTGCATGGAGTTGCGCGCGCTGTTGGTGAGTTCAATTTCCATGCAGATGCACGGCACGAAATGGCCCTCACCGTCGATCGGCACGGTGCGGACTTCGGCATGGCGCAGAAGCGTGCCGGTGTATTCCATGTCGGGCCAGCCCTCGGGGTAGGGTGGGAGTGCAGACGTGTGCATGGTTAGCGCACCCACAGCAAAATGAACAGGCAGACCACGATGGTGGCGACGGAGCCCCCCTGGATGGCGCGGTGTTGCCAGTCGGGCTTGGGGGGTTGCACTTGGTTGCCCAGGCGGTCGAATGCGCGGCGGTAGGTCATTCGGCCTCCGCGACGCGGCGCAACGCGGGGAGCTGGTCAGCCTTGCAGCGGCCCTTCAGCTTGAGGTTGTAGGCCCAGTGTTCGAACTCGGAGCCGGTGTCGGTATTGCCACCACGGATTGCATCCAGCAGCACGTGGATCTCGCACCAGGCGTCGCAGCAGTTCATTGCGCCACCATTGCCGCACGGGCAGTCTTACGTCCGGTGTGCAAGGCGCAGCGCATCGAACCATCTTCAAGCTCAACCACGCCGGCGTTGGCACCACATGCACGCTGAGCAGCTGCCAGGTAACGATGGCGCGCCTGGGCGGCCTCCATTGCGTCAGCCGTTGCTGAGTCGCTGCCGTGATCATCAATGGCGGGACCCGCCCATGCCAACAGCACAATGATGAGCGACACCAAGACGGCGATCATGGCCACATTGCCCAGGGTGCCATGGGCCGCGCGGTTGGGGCAGGATCGTCCCTGATTGCAGTCGTGGCTGCAGCAGTGGGCGGCCTTCATGCTGCACCGCCTGGCGACAGTGCTGTAGTTTCGGGGAATGCCATCAGCAACCCGCCGTTGTATACCAGCATTGTCAAACTGGCTTTGATCTCGTAGCGCATTGCATCGTCCGCGTGCAGAAACGCTATCTGAAGCGCATATTTCCCATTGCGCCACGAGCGATCTGAAACTTTTTTCAGTTCATGGCGTTGCGCTTGGTCACGAAAGTATTGATGCAACCAAAACAAGGCAAAGCCAAGTTTCTCGATTGCCGGCACATCTGGGTACGGCCACGGGTTGTCGCGTGAAGTGTGGCGCTTTGATCGTGGCGCTTGTTGGGGTGTCTGCACTTTTCACTCCTTTCCAGCTGGATTGCCGGTATGGAATGGCACTCTATCACGAATGTGACAGCATCATCACGAAATTGCAGAATCGGTAAAAAATAAAACTACTTATGTGCATACGTAGTTTAAAAAAACCCAAACATTCGATTGATTCCATACCGGTTTGTTGTCAAAATAAAATACAAATATGGGGGATTCATGTCGATGATTATGTGTTCTGAGTGCAAGGCGGCCATCAGTGATCAGGCGGCAACATGCCCACAATGCGGGGCTCCTAGGAACAAGGTGTCACCCAAGAGGAAGACGAGTCTATTCACCTGGATCATGGCAGTTCTGTCGGCCGGCATGTTGTTTTCATGTCTGAGCGGACAAAGAAAAGCGGAGCAAGTCAGTGTCAAAGCATTGACGCCAGAGCAGGCTGCTGCCAAGGCGCAGAGCGAGGCAGATTTCCAGTTTGGCGTGCTGGCCACAAAGGCGATCAGGGCAAACCTGAAAAATCCAGCCTCGTTTGAGTTTGTCGATGCAGGCGTCGTACAAAAGGGTGCGTTATGTCTAAGCTATCGCGCCACCAACAGTTTCGGGGCCATGGTGACGGAGCAGGTGGCCGTTACTCGCGACCTGAAAAAAGGAAGCTGGAACAAGGAATGTGGCGGGCGCAGTGTGCCAAATTTTTCGCACATTAAACACGCACTCTAATCGCTGTTTCCAAGACTAAAAATCAACAATTACAAGGGGCTTGACTATGGATTCGGCACGCTTATTGCTGAGAGAGAGAGAGATTTTTTACTTGAGAGGCAGCACCTCGATGCGCGCATACGTTGCCGCATCATTGGGCGTTGGCGTCTCGTGCGCAGCGATTATTCGGGGGTCTTATGTCAGGG